AGGATACCTCATTTTTTCCCAGCTTGTCAAGGATAGATTGTTCAATACTTTCAGCATTATCTTCAGCCATTACAGTAAAATTTGCATAATAGCCGTGAAAACGTATTTGTATTCGGAAGTTTTTCATAAGTCTAATTTCTAACTTTATAGTCGAAATGAGGCGGAATTGTGTTCCGCCTCAAATCTTAATTTGATTACGCTCCTGGTGTACCGAAAATACCTCTCCAGTCAGATGCGCCAAATACGTATCTTTCCCGAGCTTTGTATCTTACGTTACCAGTATCAAAATCACCTTCCATAGAAGTTTTAAGAGGTGCTCTATCGAAATGTTTCATTCCGTTAGGTACGTCTGTGATTAAGAAGAATGCATCAGTATCGTTTAGATAATGGTTAACGAAATAACCTTCAGGGACCATGCCCATATGTTTAAGTGCGTTAATGTCATTATCTGCTGTACCGACTCTGCCTACAGATTTCATCAATCTTTCAGCTACGAATTGCAGGTTAGTAGGGATGATTAATCTCTTCGCCTTTGCTGCAACTTTTAGACCACGTTCATCTTTAGTGTTCGCAATGTCTATCATACATTGCTCTAACGATGTTTCGTTAAGGTCAGAGTTAGTTGACAAAATGTTTGACTGGTCACCAGATAACGTTGGGTGACTCGCAATCAATAATACTTGACCATCACCGTAAGTGGGATTACCCGTTCCAGTGAAGCCATTATTAAGGATGTTAGCACCTTTCGTATTCTTAGTACTTGCCATTGATCTTGCCAAAGCTTTTGTATAACGAGAAGCCAGTCTATCGTAGAGGTTATCTTCGATAGCTTCTTCTGTTATTGAAAAAGCTAATGCAATTGTTTCCATCGTATATCTTGCAGTGTAAGTTTCCTGAGCTGTGTCAAAAGTTACTCCTTGACCTTCAGGTTTTACGCCTGCTTCACCGAATCCTGATAACATTACTTCTTCTTCAAAAGCTCTGTCAGAAGACTCAGTTGTGTAGATATCTTTGGTTTCGTCTGCGTATTGTTTATATTCCAACCCGAACAAGGCGTTTAAACCGGGCTCGAGCTCTTTAATTAGCTGCTGTCGTGATATTGCCATAGTCTATATTCCTTATATTGCGTAGTTGTAATAAACATGTTCATTGAATTTTACAATCCAATTAGAATTAGCCGCTGTTTCATCGCTGTTAGCAGGATCTTCCGATACTCTTATAAGTGCGAACTGTCCAGTTCCACTATAAGAAGTAGCGCCGATCTCTTCTTTTGAACGTCCATTAGTTACAGACGATCCGGCTGTATAAGCCATATCAAGAGATCTTCCTACATAAGTTTGATTGATTGTACCTGAAGTTTGCACTTCAAATAAATCAGCAGGGTCATCATACACAAACGCTGTCGCTCCAGCCGCGGGATTTGTTACTACAACATCTCCAGGCCAGAAATTGTTAAACGTTGGTTTTCTAGTAGTTGGATCGTCGTAGAAACAACCATTAAAGATGCCTACATTACGTACTGCATCAGTTTCAGATGAACCTACATAGCCTTGAGCGATTACTCCGCCACCTTCACTAATTGTAGTTCCATCGCCTAATGTTACTACGTCACCTGCATAAATAGCTCCTGTTAAGCCACTTGCAATAACGTATTTTGATGTACCATTAGAAGTTGGTCTGCTTCCGAGTCCGCCCACTTGTCTAAATCCAAACGCTGCGTCTTGGTTTGCCATATTATTACTCCATTTGCCTATAATCTTAATGATTATAGACGGTTAATTAAAATCGATGATAGGAAATTGGTTGTTATTCCGAGAAAGACTTAATTGTCCTTCTTTGTACCACCGAATTGTACACGAGACTGCCTATCCTGTTGGATCGGCATACTCTTATGTTGTTCCTTCTTCAAATCGTATTCTAAAGCTTCGTTCGCATCCCGTGTCATATTTCTAAAATATTCATCACGAGACTTGGCGATTTCCTCAGGTATCCTTGCCAACACAAGGCCACCAACTCCGATCATTCCCTTATACTTCCCTTCGGTGATTACAGGATATTCGGATCCAGGGTATTCATCAGCTCGGATTAACTCCCAGCCGGATCTGAGTTTACCTTGTACATTTTTGGTATCATCAAATCCCATTGTTTCTACTCTGATCCATCTATGCCTATAGCCAGCGGGGGCTTTGGGCGCATCTAAAGATGATGGAGGAGTCCATACTTTTGGTCTTTCAGTTTTAGACCTAGTCTGGCTCGCACGAGAAGTCTTTTTATCGTTTTCCATATTATGCTCCTTCCGTGTTTAATAATTGTTTCGCATATTCTTCGAGTGGCACACCTAATTTTCGTGCTATCTGCACTTGTGACGATGTGAGTTTCACATTTTTGCGCCCAGGTTTCACACTTCGTTTCACCGAAGCAACCGTCTGAACGGTCTTGGGCGTATCTTTACTTGTTTTACCAAATTTATGCGGAAAGTCAACTTTTATTCGTTTATCTATTTCTGCATAGTATTCATCTGATTTAGGATCAAAACCTTCTTTTTCAACTAAATCCTTATGAATCTCGAACGCCGTAAAAGTCATGGCTCGATCTTGACCGAACCAATTATTTTTAGACGCCCAATTTTCTGCTTTTTCATCCACTTGGGGAAGAGTCGGAGTTTGCTCCGGTGTTCCTCCACCATATGCAGGAGTTCTAGGCTCCTTGTCGTATTCTTCTCTTTTTATCTTTTGAGCTTCAATTGTACGAACATCACTGGTTAAAGCACTCAATTCGGCCTGAGCTTCAACTTGTTTTGCCGTATCTCCAGCTTCAATGGCTGCAGCTAATTTTCCTTTAACTCCCTCCAATTGACTTTTAACTCTGGTCTCTGAATCTTTAAGATAAGTAGAATCTAATTTTGCGTATCTAGATTCCCATTGTTTTCGTTTATGTTCAACGCCTTTTGCATAATCGATTGCAGCATCTTTCTGTCGTTCTGCCTCTCTCCATTTCTTAGTGAGTTTAGCAATTCTTTTATTAACCGTTTCACTATACTCTTCTAGTTTTTCGTCTTCTTTTTTTTCAGGTTTGCTATCCTGAACAACAGGCTGCTCATCAGATTTCTCAGATGTGTCAGCGGGCTTAGTATCGTCTTGCTTAACTTCTTCATTCTTTACCTCTACTTCTTGATCCGGTTTTTTTTCTTCGGTTACTTCGATCTCGGCACCCGGACCCGTAGTGTCGATATCAACCATTTTTTCATTTTTCTTTTCTTCTGGCATAGCTCCTCCTATGTTTATATTTCTTGCAAGATCTCTTCTGGATCTTGAATTGTTGCTAGAATCTCATCTTCATTTAAGATTCTTACTTCTCCCCCCATAATTTTAAATCGTGATCCTGCATAACGTGCAAAGATCACCCATTCGCCTTTCTTACACCATGGTCCCTCAGGATAGCGTTTTTTATCGCTATAACAATCCGGTCCCATCGCTAGTACTAAGCCACATACAGTAGCTAAGTGTTGTCTTTCTGCCGCTGTATCGGCTATATGAATTCCACCTCTGGTAATTCTTTTAGGTTGAAAAGGTAGAACTAAAATTCTCCATCCCGTAGGTTTAGGAAGTCGTTCTTCTGAAGGGGGTTTATTTCTTTTGGCTTCTGCTTCGTCAGCAGCTTTTTTTAAATCTGGCTCTAAAGCTAATTTAACTTTTGGGATTTCCTGGTTTTCCAGGGTCTTTGTCGATTCTAATAACGTTTCCGTCTTTTTCTTCATATAGCTCCTTTTTATCAAGCAGGTTAGAGATTTCCTGTAGCACTGATTCCAGTGCACTGATTTGTCCCGTAATATATTTATATTTATCAAAGTTGTCAACCCCACCAGAGGTAACATTAATTGATAATGCAGCCAGCCGCTGTTTTATAGCTCGCTGAAGTTTGTGCACAAACACAAATTCGTCCATTATTTTTTCCTTTTTTTCTTCTTCTTTTTCTTTCCTACAGGCTTACTGCCGTAAGTTTTAGTCCAATCTCTAGCAATCTTAGGTTCATTTTTCCAGAGATATCGTCTTTGTTTTTCTGATTTAAAAGGCATTATTTCTTTAAAAATTTATTCATTTTAAGCTTTTGTTTATAAGCTTTTGTATCTTCAAAGCCAAGCTTTGGTTTTACCTTTGTAATAGTACTTTCTAATACTTCTTTGACTTTTCCGGCTGTTTTAGGATTAAGAAGTTGTTTTAACCAACCACTCATTTTTTTC